CTTACTACTGTGTTACCACAGCGTTAGGCAACTAACTTACCTACTTTGTTAAATGCGTCAACAATATGTAATGAGTCCTCGGCTTGAATGTTAAAGCCTTTCATAACCGCCACCATATCAGTTGCGGCTTCTTCACTTGTCATACCTTCATCACCAACGTTGGAGAACAAGGCGGCGTTCTTACCTAATTCCGCAGAATCTTGAAGATTATATCCTAATCTCGCAAACGTAGCGGTTGCCTGAACAAGTGACGTTTGCGTTGCGCCAATCTCCATTGATGTGCGCTTGATACCCTTTGAATAATCTGCATATTCTTTATCGCTATTATCCGTGACTTTGTAAAGTTCAGTCATAGCAGAATCCATCTGCGCGACATTAGAATACATAGCTTTTACAGTACCAGTTACAGCCCTCGTAATAGCGTATGCGCTCATAAACTGACCGACAACATTTGCGCCAAAATTACTAAAGCCATCCTTGATTTGGTCTATAAACGTCATTCCAGTTTTGCGTTCAACAGCGGCGCGAGAGAAGATAAGTTGAGCCTGTTTATTAGCATCTTCTATTTCGGTCTCTGTAGTCGCGTTTGCATAAGCCTCATTAACATCGTCAATTTGCTTTTTATAAGGTTTAAGCATACGGCTATTTGATTGAATAGCCGCTTTAAATCTATTTTGTGCGATTTCAGCATCTCGACTATCAATAGCATTATTTGCGGCAAAAACTTCTTTTTGTAATTCTGCTTGTTGCTTGAGAGAATCCATACGCGCTTGTTCAAAGCCGTCTAATTTACCATGTTTTGCCATAGTTTCTGATTGTATCGCGGCTATATTCTTAATCGCGTCTGAATATGCTTTATAAGAATTAGAATTTTTGTCTGTAATTTTTGACTGTTCAAATTCAAGAGCATTTATTTGTTTCTGCGCACTATAAATATCTTTGAATTGCTGATTGCTAACTTGCGCTTGTATACTTGCTTCTTTCTGCGCGGCGGCAGTTCCAATTTGAAGTTGTCCCGCGCGTTCCATATAGTCAATATTCTGTTTTTGAATATTGGATAATGCGTCATAATCGCCAGTTAATTTAGCACTGTCATATTGATTCTTTAAATTCTGTGCCTGATTTGCAAGATATTCTTGTTCAGCAGAACCATCACGAGCTTTAACTGCGGCTGTCTGTAATTTCTGATAACTTCCATAAACATCCTTCAATGATTTAGCATAAAGGTTGGATTGGTTTGTAGCTTCTTTATATGCTTCTTTTTGACCTTGTATAAAGTCTTTTGCATCATTACTAGAAGCATTAGAACTACGCATACCTTCTATAGAACTCCTAGCAGAATCAGATATCTTACTGTCGCCAATAATTTTATCTATATTTGCCGCTTCTTGCTTTGCTTGCTGTCTTAAAGCATCCGCCTGACTTGACGCGCCCATACTACGAGCAGAATTTAAATACGAATTTAATCTGTTTTGAGATTCTTTTGCGGCTTTAATTTGAGCATTATCATAACTCCTAGCATTATCACGAATTTCTTTTTCTCTAGCTTTTTGTGTTTGTTGAGTTATTTTAGCCTGTTCTCTTTCATATCTGTCTGCGGCGGCTTGTTCAGCTTTAATTCTGTTATTATATTCCTTCTGAGCCTGTTTAGCTTCTATTTCTTTGCGTCTAACTGCGCTATTATCTTTTAAATTTTGGTTTATTTTATTTGCATTTTCGAGAAGTTTTCCTGCTTTCTCTGGAGAAGAAGCACCAATCTTTTTATACTCATCGGCAATAAGTTTTGTAGCCGCTTTTGCATCAGCTATCGCTTGCTGTTTATAGAAGTTGCTAAGATGTTTTTGCTCACCCGCCGCCAATGCTTTTTCTTCGTTGCGCAACGATGATGCCATTTTCTTTCTATATTCACCAAGTATGCCACCACCTAGTGCGCCACCTCCGCCGCTTATTCCGCTTTTGATTGATTTGTTTAAAGATTCTTGTACCTTTTTGAGAGAAGAAGAGTCCACATCCATGCCGACTTTTATTTTCTTCCCGTCCATTGACTTAATTTTCTGTTCCGCTTGTTCCAGTTTTTCCAATCCATTCAACTGGACTTCAACGGTAGCTTGATAATCAGCCAAAAACTACACCCCCTTTTGTTTTATACAAAAAGCTCGTCAGAATCTTCATCCTCCGAATCATTGATAACATAAATCTTTGTGGTTTCGGAACTGTTATGTCCAAGAAGAGACTGAGCGACTTCTAACGATTTGCCTTGTCTAACAACGATATCGGTAGCTCGTGCTTCCCTTAGACAGTGTGGATGAAATCTCCTACCGAGTAGGGGAGTAAATACATTCTCGCTCCACTCGTTAAATGTTGTCATTTTGAGTTGGCGAGTTGTCCCATCCTTCTGTTTATTTACAAAAATATAAGGGCAATCATCCTCTCCGCGAAATTCTAACCATTCACGAATAGCATCCATCGCCCATTCTGATATTTTAAATTGTCGTATCTTTCCAGTTTTACCCCTACCTTTACAGCGAATATCGCCAGTACGATAATATTTAGCTGTTTTCTCAACTTTATTTCCGTTTGCGTCTGTAACTGTTATTGTTTTTACTATTGGCTTCTGATACGCAATTTCTTTCCTGAGTTGTCTTGTTTCCGCTCGGCGGCATCCAGTGTCATAAGTTACCGCCAGATAAGCAATATATTGTAAATAATTACGTGGTTTATCCTCACGCAATTTAGTAATCATACTCATAAGTTCATCGTGTGTGGGCGGTTGCTTCACATTCACGAATGATTTTTCTGGCTTCTTAATTGAGCCATTTATAAAATTTCTAAATGTCGGGTATTCATCTTCGTAATACACCATAATATAATCGTTGAAACTTGATATACAGCTTCGCTTAGTTCCTATATCCGATGAACTGTGGTTAAGTGATACTAACCAATTCTGAAATCTTTTGTAGTCAACGCTTCTAACTTTTATATAATCTTTGTTACCTAAATTTGTACGAATATAGTTAATCCAAATTCTAAGACATGACCTATATACTCTGCGTGTCGCGTCTGATAATTCTATATTATTGTCGAAGAAGTCATCGTAAAGCGCACGATTCAGTTCATTGCATAATTGCCACTCTTCTTCTGTTACTGGTTTTAATCTTTTCAAGGCTCTACAAACCTCCTCTCTTATATAAAAGTGGGAGAGTAGTAGTCTACCCTCCCGATAAAATCCGTCTTTAAAATCCTGCCGCGCTACAACCTTCATCAAGACGCGACTGCATTAATCCAGAAGCTATCGTCCAGAACGGAACGCCGCCGCCCCTAGAATATCCGCCGTGTAATCCCGCCTCGGCAGAATCAATAACTTGAGTCATACTCCACGGTGTACCAGTTGAATATCCAATACCCGTATTAAGACCTACGTCACCACTCGCGCCATCACCTGTGATATGCGCGGGTACTGGTATGTATGGAGTATTACCCAACTTACCAGTACGTTTATACCGTATAGGACTATAGTCACCGTAATATTCATTTATATAAGTGTCTAAATCATTCTCGATAGCATCAAGAGCATATGACACGGCAACAAGAGATTTATTTAACAAATCAGCTTTTATTTCACCCATTGTCATAACGCGCCACCACCTTTAAATCATTTTTATAAATGTATGATATTGTTCCTGCGAAATTTTTACGCTTCCATCTGTAAGAGACATGCTAGTCCTTTCTCCGACCATTTTTGTTGGTAATCGAGTATAAAAATTAGTAACATATATACAAATGTGCTTATGCTAGGACTTTAAAAAACAAAAGCCTAAAATATATCGCAAGTAATTTATAAGTAAAAAATAAGAGGCATTAACCTCTCAATAATAGAAAATTATTAAGTTTCTACTTCTTCCCCATTGTCATCATTGACTACATACTGTGTTGTAAATTCTTCACTCTTAATAATGTGTCCGTGTTGGTCTTGAAGCATAAGAGCTACGGTGACATAATCTGTTGTTGTTACCGCATTTGCCGCCCTTTGATACCAAAGTGCAAGTCCCGTTGCAAGAGATGAACGTGTTGTAATTGTATTGTTTACAATCCCATCTGGTCTATTTTGTAATTCTGTAACGAAATAATACATAGTGTAATTCTCCTTTTTATGAAAGTGTCCAACCTTTTACGTTGGCGATAAAATCTGCAAGCGTCATAGTGCCGTTTTCATCAGCTATAAAAGTTCCGTTGTCGTTGTTCCCCATGATTGATGAGCACCTTGTTTTTTGAGTGCTATAAAAACTTATGGTGTGTGTATCCGTTACTACGCCAAGCCCGTTGCCGATAGATATTAAGCTATCATCGTCTAGTGCAATAAGGCTTTTAAAATCAAGTGCGCTTACTGTTTTGGCACTATCTTTTTTAAGTCGTAAATGTTTTAATTTTTGACAACTTAAAAAAGGATTGTTATACGTCCAAGCAGTTACATCTGTATAATCAAGTTCCCCATATATCGCTTCTAAATCTACATAATACTGGAAAAACGTTTGATTTTGCCCATATAGTTTTGCCCCGTCAACAAACGTAATATCCTTGATGCCGACATTTCTCGAAGTGTCAAACATGCATACGCTTGAATCACCTAACGCAAAAACATTAGTTGTTCGTATTGATTTATTTCCCTTTATAATAAGGTGCTCTAAACCACTATTAATATTCCAGTCATTTGGCAGTCCCAAAAAATACAAACCACTTATATCTATCGTCAGTGTCGAAGGTAGAATGTTTTCTTTGGCACTTTCAAATTTAAATGCTCTCAACCACGGATTAACCTCATTGAAATACACTTGTTCATCTTTATCTGCTTTAAGTCTATACACATTGATAGCCGTTCCTGCTGTGGCGAATAAATTGTAGTTATTCTTGTAATTACCCATACCACCATTTACGTCGCCTCGTATGAAAAAAACTTGAATATTATTATTGTACGCATGATAGAATCCGTGTAGCATGTAATACTGAGCAGGAAACCCGCTGTTGCCCGAAACCTCACAGAAGAAAATATACCCATCAAGCACATCCTGTTCTGGAATGCCAAGAAATTCACGCCAATAAACAGGATTACCCACATTGGTAGTGGTATGGTCTTCCTCAAGTGTCACGCTCTTCCACAGCGCACCCACACTTTCACCTTTACCGAAACCTGCAACAAGCGTTTCGACCGCATCACTCAGTGTCGTATCACTTGCACCCGTCACTTCATTGGCGTAGGCAGTCAGCGCATTAATACTGTCTGTTAAAGGTGTACTCATGATTCAGTCACCCCCAATGCTGTGAGTGCGGAAGAATAGTCTTCATACACATCTTGTAGTCCTAACATCGTGCGGATAGCGGTCTTTGCTTCTTCTGTGTATGTACCTACCGCATTACTCGAAGCTGACTGTGTAGTGTCTCCTGCGGCTTTAGCGAGACCGTAGAAAGTTGCAGAATGTTGTTTGCTAGGGGTCAATGCCAAACCGCTGTCTCCTGATTTAATTTGGTTTTCGTTTGGATAAATCAATCGCAAATTTCCATCAGATTCGTAAATCCCGACACCATATACGCCGTTCGCTTTAACGACTCCTAAGGTCAGTGCTTTGGCTTTAGGCACATTCGCCACATCATTCTCAACGATGCTTATACCATTAATCTGCACATCACTGATGCCATTATCTAGCCCGTCAAGTTTAGTCTTATCCTCTGCGCTCATAAGCCCGTTCGCAGACTGCGTGGCTGTGTCGGTGGATGCTTTTCCTGCTAGGGCTGTGTTCATCTCAACAAGGCTTATCGTCGCATTTGTATGACCAGTACCACCGACCTTAACATCGGTCTGATACCATCCGATACCGCCCTTGGAAGTCGTATGTGCGTTGCTTCTCTGTGTGTCATCGCCAGTACCATTGCCGATAATAAACAATTCGTCATCGTCTGTCTGGTTGTTCGGATTTCCAGAAGGTATGTTAAACCTTCCAATTACGGTTTGTGCATATCCCTGTGCTTCAGTGTATAAACCACTAGCATGTGAATAATCGCCTGATGCTTTGCTACTGTACCCTTCAGCATGGGAGCAACTTCCACTGGCAGTCGTTCCGAAGCCCTCAGCGTGCGATTGAGTACCTTCTGCTTTACTTCCACTCCCTTCAGCATGAGACTGGTCACTACTAGCAGTTGTTCCAGTTCCTTCAGCATGTGATTGAGTACCACTTGCAGTAGTTCCTGCCCCTTCAGTATGCGACTGAGCGCCAGTTGCATTTGTGCCGACGCCTTCAGCATGAGACTGAACACCTTTTGCAGTCGTTCCTGCTCCTTCAGCATGTGAATAATCGCCAGTTGCTTTTGTGCTAGTACCTTCTGCATGTGAAGAATTACCACTAGCAGTCGTAAAACTACCTTCAGCGTGCGATTGGATACCTTCTGCATGAGTAGTGTTTCCTTCAGCATGGGAATATTCACTTTTTGCGTGTGTACTGCCCCCTTCGGCATGGGACTTAGCACCTTCTGCTTTTGTGCCGCTTCCTTCAGCATGTGCATTGTTACCGATTGCAGTCGTTCCGCCACCTTCAGCATGAGAATATGTACCTTCTGCTTTTGTGGCGGCACCTTCAGCATGTGACTGACTTCCGCTAGCAGTCGTATCGGCACCTTCCGCATGTGACTGACTTCCGCTAGCAGTCGTTCTAGCTCCTTCCGCATGAGACTGGATACCGCTAGCGGTCGTTCCGTCTCCTTCAGCATGACTAGCAAATTCTGAAGCTTTCGTGCTTGCTCCTTCAGCATGAGACTGGATACCACTAGCGGTCGTTTTACTGCCTTCTGCATGAGCATACTTACCAGTAGCAGACACCCTTAAAGTAGTATCAAAAAGACACCCTTCCTCAACCGCACCTTCTCCTGCACCGTCGCGGACGTTCTTCAGCTTTGCATTCTGGATAGCTATCTGCATGTCCGCAACATCACTTTGCAGTCCGCTGACATTCTGAGCATTATCGCTAATTTGTGATTCATCCCGCTCCAATCTATCAAGAGCATCCATGAATGCTCCTGTGATAACCTTATTCTGAAGCGGATTGGTAGATGTTGCACTCAGCTCACTATCTACCGTGATTTCAACTTCCTTTGCGTTGACCTCGTTAATTGCCGACACAAGACTGGTCTTATCTTCCGTGGTCAGGTCAGTGAGACTGCCAATTTCGTCCTTGATTTCCGCAAGGCTTTTCTCGACCTCTGCGATAATACTTCCTTCTGGCGGGTCTACGACTTCCGAGTCGATGGCTCTATTTACGTTGTAACGATAAATTGGAGACTTTTTAATACTGTCGGCACATATATATACAAGCTGTAACTCACCGTGTCCCTTTTTAGACAACTCTATGTCAGTTACGGTCATTGTTAATGTCATAGCTTCTCTGTCATCGACAACGCTTGTTGCGTTATAAGCTTCTTTGTCTCCATTTCTTAATACTCTAATTTTGAATTCGCCGTTGCCATAAGCAAGCCACGACTCATCATAAGTAAAAACGATTTGGGTAACATTGTTTTCACCTTCGTACCCAAACCGCAAAACTCTATTTAAAGAGGCGATAAGTTTTGACATAATATTCTCCCCTTTGTTTTAGATTTTTATTATTAAACATTATCTTTTTTGTTTTCTGTATTAACAATTTTTTCTATATTCTCTGTAAAAGCTTTCATATCAATTCCATCAAATTGAGTATTCATTGTTTCCATGAATTTCGTGAGAGTAGAAAGAAATTTGTTCTGCGGAGAAAGTTCCTGTAATTTTACTTGAATGATTTTTTCTGCATCTTCCATAGCGTTATAGAAATAACGTAATCCACCATTCGTGTATTCAATACCGTCTATCGCGTCACAAACAGTAGAATAAAGCTCCTTGTTTGCGCTAATTGCTTCAATGTATTTTGTTACATCTTTCTTTTCTTCTTCGTCTAATTTAACACCTTCTACACAATGGTCAACAAAAATTGTCGGCAAAAGCATAGAAAGAAAATGCGGAGCATACTCAGTAATATTACCGTCATCATCGGTGAAAAATGTATTCTCAACGATTTCGTTTACAATGTCAATATACTCAAAATGCGAAATAGTTTCTTTTACTTTAAATCCGTCCTTTGAAATTCTCATAAATCAATTACTCCTTAATATATCTTTAATATGTTCCATGAAAACATGGTTAATCTCATCATCTATATGACCACGTATATCCATAAGGTCTACAATATTTACAATAGGAGATATACCCCTTTTTAAATAAAAGCCAAATAATTCTTTATCAAACACAAATTTACCATCTTGCGTAATTTTAAATATGTTATCCATTATTCATCTTTCTTTGGTTTTGTAGCATCCCACATTCTTTTTACATACTGCGTTTCGGCTTTTAAAAACCAGTACGTTAATTTTGTATCGTCACCTTCTTTTGGATATACAAGAATCGGCTGAACGCAATTTTGAATATAAAACTTGACCTGTTTTAAAAAAGTAATAGGGACTAAGTTTTCTTTTCCATAACATTCAAAAGCTTCTTCTATATTGGTAACAGGATGTAAATTTCGTTCCATTCTATAATCTCCTTTTCCTCTAAGATAATAATTGTGTAAGATTACAACAATCATTTATATTTGGATTAAAATGATTTTTCCAATATTCATAAGCTTCACTTTCATCCTCACAAACAGATATCTGTTTAAAACCCGTAATATTAGATATATATTCTTGTTTTCTTTCAAGTGGTAAATGGTTGTATCCACCAAATTTTATAATATATTCTGAGTAATCTATATCAAACCATTTTCTAATCCAAGAATTAACACGTAAAAACTCAACTAATATTTTGTCACATTGTATTTTATTGAGAATATCATAGTTTACAAATTGAGGAATAAATGGACTTAATCTAACTTGTACATCAAAACCATATTTTTGAAGCTTTTCAATTGCCTTAATGCGCTTGCTAGGTAAAGGGGCTTTTTCGTAATTTAGACTCTTATACAATTCATCATCAGTACATGTTATTGTAATTTGTATATGAGAAAGATTTTTATCCATAGAATTTATATATTCATCCCCAGAAACTAAATCACTTTTTGTAACAATAAGATAACCAACACCTTGTTCATTTAAAGCTTGTATAGTTTTAAGTGTCACACGCTCATTCTTTTCAATCGGTTGAAAACAATCAGTCATACCACCTAATCTAACAATAGAGCCACTTTCTAGTTTTTTAATTTTTTTCTTAATTTTATCTATATCAGCAACAGAAGGATTATTTTCGTTCCACATTTTTCTGAAGCTTAATAAACTTTTAGCGTAACAGTATGAGCAATTATGACTACATCCACATCCATATGTATCTAATCTTGTTGGATAATTACACTTGCTACCTTCATTCCCCTTTACGGTTTTAAAAAAAGATTTATATTCTTTATTATTCATTAACATTATACTAATTTACATTTCCTTTTATTCCGTTATATACTAATTAATTTTCGCAAAATAAAGGGGTGGAAATTGGTCTACCCAATAATCCACCCCTATCAGAGTTCTATTCAATTTAAAACTCCAATAGTATCAATTAATTATTCAGCGTTATCTAAATCCTCAATCATATCGCAGAAGTTACCATCGGAATCACGCATGATATCCATAGTAATTGTGATAGTTGCGGGGTCGCCAGTAGACTGCTGAGCAATAGAGAAGTTACGCTGTGCCATGCACTTGTAGAACTTCCAAATATACGGTGTGAATACACCATCCTCACCCTTAAATACAGTATCGCAAGTAACAACAAAGTCTTGCAGTCTGTAATTCTCACCGAAGGATACACGGTTAACGCCAGAAGTTTTCTTTACAAGATAAGAAACTTCATATACTTTATCCTTCTCAATACCCTGTGCCGAAACTACCTTATCAGAAGCAGTACCCTCGATAGCAGACTCGCCATCAGCATACTTTCCTTCGGGGTATACATAAACTGTGCCAGTCGGCGCATTTTTAAGCGTAAGCTTTCCTGCTTCGGTAGCAGTAATCTTTTCATGTGCGCTCCAAGCGGCATCGTTATAAATCTTACCGTCAGACATAAGCGCATAAACCTTAAACGGAAGTACCTGTGCCTCAATTGTGAGAGTACCCGCCATCGGCTCTTCGAAAGCGATATCATTCATACCACGAGCCAGAGCGAAAACGGAGTCACCAGTAAATTCCTCAGTTGTTACGTTAGCTGTATCAAGGAAAAGGAAATCCTTACCATCTTTCAGCCAGTCAATCTTAACATTACTAACCTCTCTGTTAGCCTGATTAAGCGGATTAATCATAGATATATTCCTCCTAAAATAAAAAAGACCGCTTTCGCGGTTCACTTAGTTACGTCATTTTTCAACCAATCATCAAAATCATACTTCTTCTTTTCATCACCCCATACGGCAATTCTGTGAGAAGAAATATTATCGATTCGATTATTGCGAATACGTTGAAATTGGTCGTATAAATTATAGACTGTTAAATCCCAAACATTTAACATTGTTATCCCTATGCCTTGCGCACAAACGGCTGATATAATATTTCCAACATCATACATAGCACCATTCTGTTTTTCTTTCGCGAGTTTACGTTGTTTTGCACCTTCATGTTGCTTTATCCATTTGCGCCTAGTTCGTTCGTCCCTGAAAACCATATCGTCATAGTTTTCTTCTTCATCGTTATTTACCGCACATCTTTGCAGTATAACGCTAGAAACGTCTTTGAAATTATCTCTGGTTATTAAACCAACAATATTTTCATTTTCAAACTTATCGCCAGTAAACAAAATAAAAGTGCCGTTTTGTTGATTATACGCAACATTCTCAACAAAGAAAAAATCATAAGCAAGGAATAACTGGTTTCGTACTGTCTCATTCGTGAGAATAAAATCGTACACGGTCGGTGTTAAATTTTTCTCTTTGAATATTTTATTAAACATGTCTACTTGTTCAGTAGTCATTTCTGTAGCTGTAATGAAAGCGTCCTTATCAAAAGACAGCACACTTATATATAAATTGTATGAAGTTATTTTTTGCGGTAGTTTATCAATGTCTCTGAACGTGATAGCCTTTATGTTACCTACACCGTTCATATAATATGGTGATGTGCTGATTAAGTCATAATAACTTAAATTCATGACATGGTACTAGGTATTACGCCTACTTCTGGTATCTGATAGAAAACCTGTTTACCAAAGAAATAGTTGTTTGGCTGATATATAAGAATAGAATCTCTTGGCATTAAAACGGGTCTACCTATTCCGTAGCACACCCCATTTTTATCCCGCAGATATTTTGTCTTTTCAACTAATTGCATAATAGCCGCAACAGCCATATCAATTTTGTTCCCTCTATATCCGCGAGAACGCATAGTTTCCATAAATTCTCTTTCCTCATCTGTAATTGCATCTAACGCATCTTTATGACAGAAAACACTAAACTGAATAATAATATTACGTACCGTTTTTGAATCATAGTTAGTTCCGTTGTATGTTTCCATACAAATAAACATCCTATCATCCACTACAGTATCTAATATACTATTCTTTGCATACGGCACAGTAAAGCAGTGTCCTTGTGCCTGTATACGTTCTTCCTTACCCTTATTGCGTACATTATATATGCCGCCATACCAAACATCCTCTGGATTAAGAAGTGAGCAACCAAATCCTTCCTTGTCACCGTCATGTGGGTCTGGCATAACCAAATTTCTAATATCATCGTCATGATAGAAGAGGTTGGCGTATGCGTCTTTTACACCACCATATACCGCATAAGCGAGAGGAAGCTGTTCTTGTTTACTCATAACAAACCTCCTTTACGCTTTAACCAATATTTCAAGTGAGCTTTCCATATTGGCGTTAATAATTTTTAATATAACTTTGCTACCTATTGCGTCAATATCAGAACACGAGAGAGTAATAGAATTTCCATTAATTTCGCTAATTATGTCATATTCTGAATCGACATACCATTGTGCCGATATATCCTTTTCTTCACCTTCACTATTCACAAAATATGCGGTGAATGTTCTAGGACTTCCAATCTTAATAAACTTAGATGTATAATCAATAGAAGATACAATCTTTTCTTCCTCGCCTTCTTGCTCTGGCTTTTCAATGCTATCTGGTTCGAAGTAATCACAGATTTGAAGTTCATCGTTATCACTGGCATGATGCTCCACATCTTCGGTCAAAATGATATACTCAATACCGTTTTTGCCAACCGTATCAACTTCGCCATGAGTCATAGAAACGGCATCGACACGAGCAATCTTATATCGAATACCTTTATTTGTATAATCGCAGTAAAGGCGCATATCTCTTTCGAGATAATATGTATCTTCATCTATTGGTATATATATCATCATCTGGTTACTTGCTAAAGTAACTTCGTTATAATAATATTTACCAGTGTTATAAGCAGAAGCGTTATCAATGTGTACCCAACGTTCATTTATTTTCCCGCTAGAATCTTGCCATTTAAGCAGATAATTACATTGATAAAGTTCACCGTCCACATAAAGTTCATCGTCAGAATCAGCGTTCATGACGAGCCACATAGTATTCGCCCATTTTATATAATCGCCAACTCTAGGCTTTATATAATCTGGATTTGTACTAATAAGACTTCTGTACTTCTTGTAATACGGCTTTGTACCTTTATCTATAATAATATTAGTTGGCACTCCATTAAGTTCAACTTCTTTATAGCTTAACGATTCTGGTAATCGTCTATTAAAGTAATCTCTTTGATGATTTACGGCACGTTCCCTTCGGGTTAATCCGATTGTTGCCAACCTTTCATAATATCTATCCATATCTTAACCCTCCGAAAAATTCTTATCACGGACATCTTCTAATATCCTTATACACTTAAATACTTCTTTCTTGCATGTACTAACATCGTATTCCTCGTTGGCTAAAAAGGATACAGTTGACAGCACAGATATTAACTGTGGGTTTTCATCAAACAGTGTTGGATTTAAATATTTATTCCCTATAATTTCTATAAGGTAACTGTCAATATATGATTTTAATGTGTGTGAAGATTCTTCTTTTAAAGGTAAAATCTTAAAAGTTCTGCCAATAAGTAATGTAAAATATTTATACATACTTCTGGTTGATAGCTCTCCATACTTAATCTTTATGGTTTCCAATTTTCAATATCACCATTCCGATAACTATATTCATTCATAAGTGAACGCGCTCTACGTCTTGCTTCATTATATGTTTCATTAACAGCAAGTTGCATATTTGCGGGAGAGATAGAACTAAATTCAGCAGTATTGATTCTATTGTGTAGATTGTCGGTGTCATTCTTTATCGGTTCAAGCCATTCCTTAATCATCCATTCTGTAAGAATGTCAATTTCGTCCTCGCTCAAATCAACATTGAACTCGCCAATATCATCATTCCTATCATTTAAATCTTGCACACATACTTTGAATTTTCTGCAAGCCTTTCTTAAAATTGAATTAAGTATTTCGTCTTGCAAATCATCGGAAAACGCGGCAAGGTCGTAATCCGTTATCTTATCTTTAAATTCGTCTATAACATAAGAGTATTGGGTAGCCATAATTAACCACCTCTTTACTCCATACCGCCATAACCTGCGATATTCTTAATTAACTCAAATTTCTTGATGGAGTCAAATTCGCCCTCATCCTTGAGTTTTACCGCATAATTATAAACAGTCTGCTTTAAACCGTCAGACATTTTTGACATTCTTTTACTTATTACAGAAACAGACTCGCTAAGAAGGTCTTTGATTGTTTCTGGCGTTACAACATCCTCGTAAAGTTTAGTAACTCCAATTCTGGAATATACTTCTTCCGCTGTGTAATCACCATCTTGAATAACAATCCAATTGTCCGTAAAGAACCGTCTAGCAGAACCACGCATAGCAATTAGCTCTGATACTGACATATAGTCAACATCGCCAAAATTTTCCCACTCTACCTTATATCCATTCTGTCTTTTAGACACGTAAATAAGCGGTGTCATACAGTTGGATGCTACGGGTACAAGTTCATCAAGCGGGACTTTTCTAAGCGTTTTCTTTACTGGCTCAGTCTTTTTTGCAACTGGCTTTTTTACTTCTTTTGCGCTTATTGTAACGTTTTCTACCTCTGTATTAGTAGCTTGTGTTTTTCTTGCTCTAGGCATATAACTCTCCTTGAATTCTTTTTATTTATGTCAAACGGGGATTACCGCAATTAAGCAATAACCCCCGCCGACCTCGAAATTTTATTTATTACGGTACATCATAGAAGCCCGCTACATTTGCCATAGCAACAGCAGTACCCCATCTCTGAGCGCAGAAATACTCTTGAGAAAGGTCAGCATTTGCATACGGGTCGCCATTGATAATAAATGTATTACCTTCCGTAACTCTCTTGATAAACTTATCATCTGTACCAACGACATAGATACCATTACCAAGAATCAGGTTATTTGTTCCTGCCCTATGAGCGTTGTTCATAGCAAGGACAGGGTTCTGACCGATATGAGTGTAGTAACCGAAATTGTAAACATCTTCCTTTGCAGAATTAGCATCAGCACCAACGTTGTGAACTGTGTCAGCACCAACAGCATCAGCGATACCCCTTGCGCCCTGCTTAGATGTAATAACAGTTGCAACCGTACCAGTCTCAGCTTCTACATGGTCGATAATCGTTATAAGTTTGGAGATATCGAAAGAACCAGACTGCTTATACGGAGTATTGAGAGCCTTAAAAGCATCCTGTGTAACAAGAAGAGTATCCTCGTTAATCTTTCTCTGGAAAGCACGAGCAACCTTATCAATCATCTTGTTGAAGTCAATACGTCCCGCAAGAACACGGTTAAGCTCTTCGTAAATCTTTACGCCATAGAGCTTCATGTCGGGAGTAATCTGCTGATGAGGATTGAGTCTCTGTCTGCGGATACCCTGAGTACCCTCTGCAATCTGAGAAACGATAAATTCACTCTTACCATCCTCAATCTCAAATTTCATAGAATCGCCAAGAGCAACATTTCTCTCATCCGTGAAAGCGAAGAGCGGGTTTGTTTCAGAAAGTCCATCAAGAGTTGTGAGAGTGATAACCTCTTCGATGATAGAGAACATTTCGGGATGAGAGCGAAGAGCGCGAATATCAAGCTTTGTAGAACCGCCGTTTAAGTCGATAAGAGCCTGTCTAAGTGTTTCCTGTGTTTCGCCAACAGAATAATTACCAAGAGTTCTGCCCTTGTAGCTATCTACGGCAAGTTTGACAATATCATTAGCATTAGCCATTGTTATTATTCCTCCTTAATATAGAAAAGCGTGACCGAACAGCCACGCATTAAAGTTTATTTATTTTCCGTTTATATATTACTGATTAACCTTGTTTGTAGAAATCTCAATAGCATAGAGAGTCGTGCCAGATACCTCTTCGATATCAACACACTTACCAATCTCGCCTGTAGCTCCTGCTTTCCACTTACCATTTGCAATACCTACAACTTGTCCCTCTGTCGGGGCATCGCCATCAAAAGCGAGAGCGGATACAGAGAAAATATCTCCTGCCTGTAACAGATGTACACGAACAGCTTTTCCTGCCTTGTTGTAGAAAGTCAGAAGATTGCGACCATCATTATCTACATCACCCTCAGAGTTTACTTCGGGAGTGGAAGTGATACCAAGTACAGTCGGTGTAGCAGTAGCCGCCGTAAGTAATCTAAGTTCGCGCTCACCACTAACAAGTGCGCCAACCTCTACAGGCATACCATTGTCGATATCTGCGCCAGTGTTACTAACCTTGTAAAGACCAGAACGCATAAGAGAATTGTCCTGTGTTGCCTGAACGTTGTCAAGTCTAAGAATTACATGATTTGCCATGTTTAAATTCCTCCTAAATAATAATTAATTTCTGTTTTTCTTCGCGCGATATTCTTCAATAATACCGCCGTATACTGGTTTATCTGTTTCAACATCATCAAATTGGCTTGTTCCATCAATCGGTATCTTTGCAAAAGTTAACTTTTCTTCCTGCTCAGTTTCCTTTACAGGTTTAGCTAACTGATACTTACCAATAATTGCAAAACATTTTTCTTTGATATCTTCAAGAGACATTTCTTTTAAAGCATCTTTGTCAGCCTTAAAAGCGACATAAGCCTCAACGTTACTAAGTCTATCGTCAAATTCATCAAAAATAGCCTTTTCACCTTTTGCTCTGTCATCTGCTTCTCTTGTTAATTTATATTCTCTAAGTGTTGTAACCTCTTCACTTAAAGAATCATTTTCTGTTTTCTGAGCATTAAAGTTTGCTTCAAGCTCATTGTATTCAGAAGTCATTTCTTCAATTGTATTTCTGAAAGAAGTTGCAATTTCTTCTTCCTTTTTTGTTTCTGCTTCCGCAAGTTTCTGTTTGTCCTCGGCAGTAAGCCACTCAAGAGTAACCTCTACGGCTTCCCCAACAAACTTCGCTGTACCATCCGCTTCATTATATTCGTAACCGATTTTCCAATTAGTACGAGAACAATTACCACCGTCTGCATAGGAATATACTTCCTTCTCGATGAGCGCATAATCATCTGCGAAATCGTTGAGCCAATAGCTTGTAAAACCAATCTCCTTGCCAGTGGCATCTTTCTCGACTTTATGCATACTATCTAAAAGAGAAGCAAGAGCCTTTCTCTTCTTACCGTATGTTGCGGCGAAAGTTTCTACAGTTTTGGAATCGTCAACTCTAGTATCCTTTTCCAATTCGTTACCTCCTAAAGATGTAAAGTATAATTTCAATTCGTCTTTCATCTCTTCCATAAGCTTATTAAATTCGACTTTGATAGCCGAGTAATCCGTAGAAACTACAGATGCGTTCGGGAAGCAAGGTTCGATATTAAACTTACTATCATCAGATTTATTTAAGAGACAAAGAGCGTCAAAAGAAAAAGATGTGATATTCGTGTATGAATTATCTTCTTTAAGCGGTTCAACTGCATCAAGAAGAATTTCCATACTTTGTCCGAACATAACATCTTCGTCATAAACAGCATCTTTTAATTCTGGATATCTGCCAGTCCATAATATAACGTCTGTTGTAAGATATGTACTAACCTCATCGCCCTCAACAATAGCCTCATATGTTGGGGTAGAAGAGGGGATAGCCACGCCAAACGGTACGCACTGACTTTCCAGTTTTAAAGTATCTACATTTAATTTATAATCATGACCACCCAAATAGTGTTTACCATCTTCCGTTGTCATCAAGTGTCCGACAACTGGTATGAATTGCAAGGAAGGATATGCTTTTTCTACAGCGTCTTTGCTGAAAAATGATTTATTTCTGTTTTTTCCTAAAGCGAGTACATAACACTTAGCTTTTGTAAAACTATCATTTAATTTTTCGTAATTACATAGCTTCATGCCAAAATTTATACTTAATTTCTTTTCGCCATCCATCCGCTTACACCTCCTTTCCTTACAAAGTAAAATTTAATCTATTCGAAAAATGATAATCATGATTATCAAAATTAGTAATAAGAATTTTAGCGACATTTTCATTAAACGTAAAAACGTAATTCGGTTCATTGCTTGAGCGGTCAATAATATATGCAAAACCCATATCTTTAAGTTTTTCAGCTTTTTCCTTGTCATTAAATACAACTAATATGTTTTTCATGAATCCACCACCTTTAACTTATTTTAGCGTTTTCGCCTTGGTCAGATTCACGACTTACCTCACCGCTATCTGTTGTTTCAACACCACGCTCTTCATTTGTCGGTCTGCCACCTTCTTGGTTTTCTACATCTTTTGCAGACCTTGTGTTAGAAGAAACCAATGGTTTGTTGAATATTTTAGTTGTCATTCCTAACAACGTATCTTCGATATAAGACATATTTATTACATCAGCGGGTGATAAGTCTAATGAAGCGGCATACATTATTTTCGCGCCAGATACGCCGTACTGAGCCGCCTTTGAGAAAGCGTCCTGTACATTTGTTTTGTCGTAAATAGACTGGCGTAAGAACTTCATCTTAAACACATAAGATTTGTTTTTAAACTTTTGTAACAAATTGAAATTACGTTCTATTTGATTTGTTAAAACATATGTTACTTGTTCATCTGGTTTCGTACTTAAAATAAGTGCGGCGGCAGATGTAGCGGCAGTAGAGCCAAAAATAAGTGGTGATGTACCTGTAGCCGCCCATAAATTATTACGAGCTTCATTTACATCATCTGTATCTTTAACATTTGAGTTATCAAATGAGAATGAATCCATAGCGAACGGTGAGAGTATAAGACCAACGCCATCGGGGAGGTTTCCCGCCGCCTGATTATAGTATTTCATAGCGATTTTAAAATCTAATTTTGGTACTCCATCATCGTCCGTTTCTTGTTTCATAACAAGAGCTTTGTAATTTTGCACTTCTGTTTTTGCTTTCGCAAGAGTGCGGTAATCATCTATGTCAAGTATTTCTTTGAATACACCTAAAAAGAAAGGTAGTATGATTGTTGGGTCTTTATCCGCCTTTACACATATCTGTTTTTCTGGTTCATACCACCTAAGATTTTTATCACCAGTTGTTCCAGTTTCTTTATTTCCCGCATATAAATAGTAAGCACGCTTAATATCTTCACCATATGCATCAAGTAAATACAGGTTATTAGAGAAATAACTTAAATCTATCGCAAACCTATAGCAGTCGTCCATGATGCTATAAATCCTTGCATAGTTAATAGGAACTGGTTTAACGAAGAACGACTTGTCATCCTCAAAAATTATTCCGCAAAATGCGCCTTGCAATAATGTTAGAGATATAATGTCTGGTGATGTTTGTCGCAGTGTATATCTTTCAAAATCATTAACGGTTTCCATATAACACTGATTATATTTCTTAGCTTTCGCGCCAGTTAATTCCTTTAACTGCACTTGGTCGCCAGTGATATAATAATTAAAGGTTGGGAGAGTAGCATAGTAGTTAATCAAACGCCGATAATGCGATGATACTAAGTAAAGCCACAAACTCATTTGTCTTAACTGTTGCATGTTAGAAGTTGTATACGGATTTTCTAACATAGTATTAAGTCTTTCGATACTATATTTTCTTCCGTTATATGCTTCGTATTTTGAATTCAGAAGGTCTTGAACAATTGTTTCCCTTAAACGAGAGAACATTAAACGCTCCCTTTGACCGTTAAAAGAGTCCGTATACTGTATCAATCGTTCTTTCTGTTCTGGCGTTAATTCGTCAAACGTTTTCGTATACGCCACCTCCTTTCTAAAAATAAAAAAGGATAGCAATTAAGCTATCACATCTTTCGTAATTTCGGTTTTTTGAAAAGGATTTGTGGTGCAAAACCATCGTCAGTTTCACCACGCCTACGCTTTAAAGATATTTGGTCTACAACGTAATTATTATATTGCATTGAAGAAACTCTATCCTTGCGATATCCTTTACCTTCATATTGTTTAACCTTATTATCTTTTATATATACCCTCAGATTAATTAATTCGTTTACTAGCATTGTTGTTTGATAGAACGGCATTTTTGCGCTCACCCTTTCCTCGGCTGAACTCTCCCTGTATTTTTTGCTTTCCATAAATTTCCGTTCTGCATCATGTTCATCTATAAGAAGATTTATTTTCCCAATATTAATTGCGCTACGTAAAGACTGCGCAATTTGGCTATTGAAATTCTCAGTAGCCTTTATAGACCACACAACTCTTTTGGCGTTTGGATATTTACATCTTTGCGCCATAACATCTTTAGCATCAATTGTTGTAAGTGGCGTATACTCTATTTGAGTTATCGAATCATAATGTGGCATAATTATGTAGTCAAAAACACCTAAACCGACACCATTGGTATCAAGTGCTATATCTGTACATTCATACAAATAAAAATACCGCATAATTAGCAAACCTAAATCATCAGTTGTTAAACCTTCTCTTGAATCAATTAATCTGTAATTTGAAATATAATTGCCAACAGAACCACTACCACGAATAGCACTATTAATCATTATTGAACTTGCGTCATTGTCATGTTTCGTAGAAGCCATGAGAGCAACGTCAACAGATAATATTCTTCTTTCGCCCTTTTGTAGTTTTGGTACTTTAGCTTCGCCTATTAATACATCTTCGAGTTTCGGATAAGGGTCTTTTAAAACACGCCTAGCAGTTACGTTGTCAAATTTATAGAATGATTCCTTTGAATCTCCATAGAAAAGACATTCCATTTCCATAGACCAAGTAAGATAATTAAAGTCGCTTTCAGACATTTCATCTTCTACTTGCGCCCTAGACAACAACCCTTCCAAAATAGCTATCTGGTAGGGTAGTGTACAGACAAAATAACGCCTATCGCTAAGTATAATATTATCAACGTAACCTTTAAGTTTCTTATATCCCCAATTTGCTTTCGTATATGCTGATGAGCAATAAATTTCCTTATTTCTTTCTTTAGGATAATTTTTGTATTCTGGTTTTGAATAAAACTTAGGTTCTCTTTCAGCTACCAAGAACTTCTTAATAACACCGTCAATAATATCTTTTTTAGATTTTACAAACTCGTCAATGAATATAATATTCGCTCTGGCACTTCTGGCAGTATCAGCCATCGTGACAATCTTTATATATGAACCATTTTTAAAGTAACACTCACCTATATTATTGTTATATTTTATATACTTTATTTCATACCATAGATTGTAGCTTTTCTTCATTAGCTCTTTTTCAATCTTTTCAAGAACTTGATTACCTTGCGTTCGAGTTGGGGCGGCAACAGCAATTTTAGTTCCGGGGTATAATATACATCTAATACAACAAAATATCGCCAGAAGAAAGGTTTTCAATTATGTTATCTTATAAGCTTTTTGTCTTATAATTCTTATACTTCATTTCGTATAAGTTCAGCGCACCTTTTCATCCAATAAGGATGTAGCGGACTCTTGGACAGATTATATCTTTTCACCATCTGCGCGTTGCACCTGATTATAATTCTTATAACCTTCGGTTCGGGTTAGCGTCTCAGCCTTTCCCGTTTAATTCCGCTATGCACTCATGCCGTTTCCAACATGAGGGGCAAATTATTTACCTAAACCTCTACTGGCAAAGAATATGAAGTGTGTACTCCAATTCATCATATATATCAATATTTTTTGAAACAATCTCAAATCTATATTGAGATAATCTTTTGCAAATCTGTGTGGATTCGCTCTATAGAACGCTGTCATTCGGGCGATAGCGTTCATCTTTGTTTGCTCTCGGATTTCTCTAAGCTGACGCTGTGTCAGTTTTCTTCTTGATATAACATTCATGAATCAATTATTCGCTTTCGCTAAATACAGATTCACTTAATTCATCATCGCCATCATATGTTGGCTTTTCCACAGTGTACTTAGATATCTCTTCCTCATACTTGTCAGAATATGAGTTACGTCTTCCGAAAACCTTGGTTAAATGCCCGAAGAACCATGTTTGTATGTATGTTAAAATTTTGTCCTTATCTTGGAAGTCAGGGTCTTCATATACTGGAATTGGTTTATCATCTTCCCACTTCTCTATATATTGACCTAATGAATATTCTCCAACATCAGAGCCGCCATCAAGGACAGGCTTTAAGTTTGCATCAATAATGGCTTTATTAAGAGCCGCCATTTTCTTGCTTACGTCCTCGCCGTTCTGTGTTGACTTGCGAATATCTAAATCCATAAGACAAATATTCTTTATCATAATCTCAAGAGATTTTTCATTACATTCATAACGCCTTGTCCAATCAGCGTATTGCGTTTGAAGATATAGCAAATCATCATCGTCAAAAGAATCTCCAAACATTTCTATTGTTCTCTTGTAGATATTTTTGTGTTTCTCATCAAGAGCTTTAGTTTCTTCCTCAGTGGCTTCTTCTTCTTGTTCTTCTTCCTTGTTAGTTCCGTATAAATCATAACCTTCTTCAAATAACGTATCTTCAAATGTCTTAACCTGATATTGTTTAATATTCAGTTTTTTAAGATATTCTCCGAGCCGCCTATCGCCAGTCATGGTTAATGTACTTGTAATGTTATCGCTATAATACAGACCTAATTTCATACAAAGAGCTTTTAACGCCATATCTTCATCTTTGTATTGCGCGACCAAACTGTTGTATAAGAGAAATGCACAACTCTTACACACAGGAACAAGATTTAAAAAGCCATAAATAGGATTGTGTGATGTTATAAAGTCTCTGGTATAAAGCGAAGAACTTTTTCCGCACATCGTACATACCATCGGTACTGCATGGTCAGGGTCTATTGTTACCCTCTTAGTAACTTTAATCTCTCTCTTTTTTCTTTTTAACTCATGCGCCATTACAACACCGCCTTTATATCATCAAATTTATCTTTAAGGGATTTTAAAGTTAATTCAAATCCCAAACCGTAATAGCTATTATCTAATATTTCACATATGGCATTGTTAATTATTTCAAATTCATCTTCTGTTAATTCAATAGAGATATACTCTTCGTTATACGTACTCACCGCGAATAAATTCCTTGAGTGAAATACTCGGCGCGAATGTGACGACTGGATATACACCGTCTATATTTCGGTCAAGATTTTTCGTTTTAATATGTCTTTCTTTCTTGGTAAATGTTCCAAGTCCGCGAAAATTAAATGACTCACCCATATCCATATCGCTAATTATTTCTTTAATAACATATGCCATAGTATCAATGATAAAGGAAGCTGTATCAGCGTCTATAACACTTCCTACACTATCGTTGTTAAAAACCTCTGCGTATCTTTTTGCAAAATCCTTTTTCGTAATCAAAACTTACATTCTCCTTTTATTCTTAATTTAATTCAACAGGGTAAAATGCCCTTATTCCATAATCATCTACAACGCAAACAGCCTGAGAAGGATTACCCTTTATTCTTTGCTTTATAACGTAATCTCCGCCAGAAACAAAAGTTCCGCTTCTTATATACTTAACGCCGCTTATATCTCTAAAATCGGTCGTATGTTTATGTCCGCAAAGTATTGCGTATGGTATAAAGCCACATAATAAAGATAACTTACCAACTCCGCCAGAAGAATATTCATCGTAGTCCCCATGTACGGCAATCCATTGTCTACCTCTGATAGTTGCATATGCGATAGTTGGGTCTAATTTTGTATATTCTAAATCGAAATTTACATTTGAAACATTCTGTAATTTCGCTTGCATATACCAAGTAATCATATCGTCAAGGCGTTCGTCCCTCAAAACATCTTCTTTCTTTCCAATCCTGCTATGGTTTCCCGCAACGCTAGAAACAAATACAGTCTCAAAGATTTGTGATAGTTCATAAACAAACCAAGATATATCCTCTGATGCCTGTTGAATCTGTTCTATTAAATTCAGTCTGTTTGATAAAGCCTGAGAGTAATGAAGCCTACCATCAACTATATCTCCAAGCAAAAAGACATATGCGTTCTTGCTTTGGTTTTTATATGCAATATCTCTAACACTCGCAAGATAATGTTTCAATCTATCCCTAGCTACGTTGTTGTTATACTCGCCAGAAACAGGTGTCTCTTTAGATTCACCACCGATATGATAATCAGAAAGACAAATAATTAAATCATTATCGCCATCGCTAATAAAATCCGTATACGAATCTATGTATGGACTTGTATCGGCAATTAATTTTTGTAAATGATTTAATGATTCATCTATCCTTGCTTGAATCCTTAACTCTTTATTGTTCTCGTTACGTTCGTCCCTGAGCTTAATCTTTTCTTCTTCCAACTCTTGTTTTTGCTTTTTAATTTTATTACTGTATTCATCATCAACAAGTTTGGAGAATACTTCTTCGTAAAATTTTGTAGCGGCTTGCACTTTCTTCCTGTAAGCCGACTCACCTTTATATTTAGCCTTATTGTCTCCATATAGTTGTTGGTTCACATAAGGCGTTATATCATCCCATGTATATTTACCAGACGCTACTTCTTCGCCAATTCTCCATAGGAATTGTGATTCTGTTTCGTCACTTTTCATTGTAATCTTTGTTAGCATTACTCAAATACCTCATCCAACGTCTTGATAATCCTATCCGCAAGTTTCCACTCTACAGCTTCTTCTGCGTTCACATACCACTCATCTCCAAAATGCTCATCAAATACATCATCTGGAATAGAAGAGCATGTCTTAAAGAACATCGCAAGGTTTTGAATCTGCGTCTGATAATTCATAATTTGAGCTACTACCTCTGAATAATTACCTGAAAAAGTACCAGAGCCTTTATGAATAAGAAGCTGACTATTTTCAAACATGAATCTCTTATGGCAAGAAACAAAGATTACACCCGCCG